AGACATTTCCAGTGGAAACTTCTGGATTCTCAACTATACCAACTCTTGCAATTTGGTTTCCAGTAATAAAGTCTGGGTTTTCGTTATCGTTCTCAATTCTTGAATAAAGAAGAACGTTATATGCACCAAGTTCTCTATAGATATCTGCACCATGACCACCCTGAGGTGTCATAATGACATCGAATGTTGGAATAGTAGTGCCAGTTGGAACACCACCTGCTTCGAGGTTTAAACTTCCGTATGAATATCCAGATCCTTGATTAGAAACAGTTACTCCACTAACCTTTGAGTCTGCACCAACTGTCAAGGTGCATTCTGCACCAGTTCCATCACCCTGAATAGGAACTCTTGTGTATGTCTGGTTAGCAGTTCCAAGACCAACACCGGAGTTGGTTACAGTAACAACTTTAATAGATCCATCAACTGCGTTGTCTCTTACCGCAGCATTATCGGTTGAAGTTGACCAATCCGCAGGGACTGGCATAAAGTCTGTAGATTCAAACTTTACAACCTCGTT